TACAGCTTATTATCCTTTAGGTGGGGGATCAACCGGAAGTTCAACAACGTTAACAGTTCCAAATAAATCAGTGCCAGATGCAACTGTTTTTGATTTTGATGGAACTGATGATTTTATTAGTACTAATTTTAACGTTGATAACTATACAAATTTAACCTATTCTGTTTGGGTTAATCCTACATCATTAAATCAAAGAGGTGGCCTTGCTTCGTTGAGTAGTGTTAATGATTTTGTGACTGCTTTTTGGGATGGAAGTGGGGGTAAATTTTACGTTTATATAGGTAATATTTTAAGTCAAATAACAGGTATATGGTCAGGTGGTAAATTTGGAACACTTGGGCAAGAGAAATGGTTGCATATTGCGGTAGTTTATGATGGAAGTGGTTCAACTGATGCAGATAGATTAAAGGTTTACGCAGATGGTGTTTATGTTGCTTTTGATATATTAGGTACAATTCCTACTTCAATTCCTTCTGGTGGTGGTGATTTAATTATTGGAAAATGGACTACAGCGGAATATGATGGTAAAATGAATAATGTATCAATATTCAACACATCATTACCAGCAACAGGAACAGAATCAGTAGCTTCTTTATATAACTACGGTACACCACCAAATATTGCTTCTTATAGCAACTTAAAAGCTTGGTGGAAATTAGATGTTGACACTAGTACTTGGGATGGAACTAATTGGACTATAGGAAATTCTACAGCTAATTACACAACTGCTTTAGATTTTCCTGGGTTAAATCAGCGTATAGGGTTAGCGTCAGCTGCAGATCTAGGAATAAATTCAACTATTTCTGTATGGCTTAATACCGACCAAGCTCTTGCTTCTATAAATGACATTATCTTAGGATATAATGCAGAAATGCCTTTATATATAAATAACAACAAGATTTACGTTGATATTGCTGCGGCTTTTAAACCTTTTACTCCTAATTCTATAGTAAAGGGAAGATGGTACAATATAACTATTGTAAGAACAGGAGATAGCGTTGAAGTTTTTCAAGACGGTGAATCACTTGGAACCCAAACAGGTTACGGAACAGCTGTAAATACTTATATTAATTATATTGGATCAAGACAGTTTGGTGGTTTTGCTTGGGATGGTAAAATAAGCAATGTTTCAGTATTTAATTCTTCTTTATCATCAGCACAGGTAGAAACTCTTTATAACAACGGTACGCCTGAAACAAGTATTTCTCATTCTCCTACCGGTTGGTGGAAGTTAGATAATACTACTACTGGAATACAAGATAGTGTGGGTAGTAATAATGGAACAATTACAGGCAGTGTAACACAAGTTTCATCTTTAGTATCTACACTAAATGGCATTAGCGACGGTATGACTACAGCAAATCTAGTAACATCTGATTTAACTCGTAGTATTCCTTATAGTAGTTATAGTATGCAATTAGATGGAACAAACGATTATATAACTGTACCTCAAAACGTATTAACAGATTTTACAGTAAGTTTTTGGATTAATCCAAGTACAAGTGCTGGAGCAAGTTACGATGGAATTTTAGGTCAAGGAACAACATCAGCACAAGGCGGTATTTTAAGATATGTAGCATACGATGGTAGTACTTTAGTTGGTAATGTTATGTTATATCTTGGAGGGGCGTGGACAGGAGTAGCGGCTTTAACTAATGGAGAGTGGTCACACGTAGCATTAACTTATGATAGTACCGCAGATGAATTTAAAAGTTATAAAAATGGAATTTTAGATACTACTATTGCTTCTCCGGATTTTAGTGCTCAAACAACAGATGCTCATTCATTTGTGGAAATTGGTAGAAGAAATGGAACTGACGGAACTTGCTTTATTGGAAACATAAGCAATGTTTCTTTATTTAATTCAGCGTTAAATCAAGACAAAATATTAACAATATATAATGGTGGTGTTCCAAATGATGTTTCTAGTTTGTCTCCAGTATCTTGGTGGAGCTTAGCGGGTGATAGCTATTATGATGGAACAAATTGGATATGCCCAGACTTAGGTAGTGCTGGAAACAATGGTACTAGTAGCGGTATGGGTGGAACAGAACTAGTAGGTGACGGCCCAGGTTCTACAGCAAATGGAGTAGCAACAAGTATGGATATTCCTGCAAACTTAAAAGGTGATGCACCTAATTCCACTAGTAATGCTTTTTCAATTAACATGACAGCTATAGATAGAGTTACAAGCGTACCAGGGTAAAAAATAAATTAAGTAAGTAAATATATAAATAACAACAAGATACTAAATAATAATTAAACAATGGCAACAACTTATGCAGTAATAAACTTAACTGATACAAACGCTATTTTATTCAGTCAAGTAAATCAAAGCTCTGCTCAAACAATGAGAAGAAATTTAGCTAATACTCAAGGTTTATTATCTTACCAGGTTGAACCTAGTTTTATTACTAATGGTTCTTTAGTACCGGTAAGTACTATGGATCATGCAGCGGCGTTAGCACTTATGGCAACTCCAGAATGGACGGATCCGACTCCACCAGCAGAGTAAATTAAATTAAATTAAATTAAATTAAATGAAAATCAAAGAAGATCAATTAAAGAAAATACAAGAGCAGCAAGCAGCGGTTACTAAAATCTTAAATGAAGTAGGTTACTTAGAAGCTAATAAGCATGGATTACTTCATGAGTTAGCAGGAGTAAACGAAGGTATTGAAGAATTTAAAAAAGAGCTTGAAGAAGAATATGGAGCTGTAAATATCAACTTAGAAGATGGTACTTATACAGCTATTGAGAAAGAAGAAGAAGTAGCAGTTGGCCATGTCTAATGTTATACGTAAAATAAGTATTGGAGCAGATTATAAAAATGAAGCTATGCATTACTCCGTAGGCCAATCGGTTTACGGAGGTCATAGCATTTCAAATATACTGTTTGAAGAACAAGATAATTCTTACAATATATTCATAACTAAAGAAGACGAAGTATTGCCTTGGAAAAAGTTTAATTCTAATATGGCAATATCTGTTGAGTATGATTTACAGTACTAATGGAGAGCTTATATCGATTTATCATAAAGCCAAAAGGTGAACGTTATGATAATGAAAAAAAAGTAGGTGACAAAAGCCTTGTAACTAACACTCGTATTGAAACATTTCAGTCAGTTAGTAAAAAAGCAATTGTTATAGCTTTACCTAAAGCTTATAAAACCGATATAAAAGTAGGTGATGAAGTAATCATTCACCACAATGTATTTCGTAGGTTTTATGATATGAAAGGTAGAGAAAAGAACTCTGCATCATTTTTTAAAGATGATTTATTCTTTTGTGATATAGAGCAAATATACCTTTATAACCGTAATGACAGATGGATATGCAACCTAAACTATTGCTTTGTCCACCCTGTTGCATCTCTGGATGAATTTAGCACATTAAAAGAAGAACCTCTTCTTGGTATAATCAAATATAGTAATAAGTCCTTAGAAGCGCTAGGAATCACTCCTGGAACCTTAATAACGTTTACACCCAACTCTGAATTTGAGTTTATAGTCGGTGATGAACGTTTATATTGTATGAAATCAAATGATATAGCCTTAACACATGACGATCAAGGAGACAAAGTTAAATATAATCCAAGCTGGGCACAAAGCAGTTGAAGAGTTAATTAAGATAGCTAGAGAACCTATTGTAGATTCTGAAGATGATATATCAGCAGATAGATTAAAGAATGCAGCAGCAACAAAGAAATTAGCTATTTTCGATGCGTTTGAAATATTAACACGTATTGAAAATGAAAAAGAAATGTTAGAGGATAAACCTAAAGA